TCACCCACACTTGTTGTAAGTACCGATTATTTTGCATCTGTTGCTGTAGATAGTACAGATGCGAATTTAAGGATTGGCGGCACGACCCAAAATACCGGAGCAGGCGGTACGCCAGGAGGCACGACGGTCCCCATTGCTGTCGGCGCTGCATATGCTGGTACAAATACATACCCTGGCATCAATCCGTTTACCGGTAGGATCTATTGTGCAGCCTGGATCAATAAGAAATGCACTCCAACAGAAATTGCAGATATTGGTGCATATATGAATACATTGGCAGGAACATCGGCGACAGTATAAGAGTAAAAAGAAATTCTTGACTTTCATAAACTTCACAGCTATAATAATCTAAACGCTAAGTAAAAGCACTACATAGTTCAGGAGACATATGGCAAAGTTATCACCAGAAAACGTCGCACGATTGAAACAAGTTGTTGCAGATGGAGTACAGGTTCTGCAAGAGTGCGAAGATCTCAAGCAAGGTCTAAGCGAAACAGTTAAAGCCATTGCAGAAGAATTAGAAGTAAAACCAGCAATCCTAAATCGCCTTATCAAGACTTGCCAGAAGGGCGATATGAATGATAGACGCGAAGATACCGAAACTCTTGAAGAGTTGTATAAGGCGGCAGGACTAGGTTAATGTATATTGACGCCCTTTTTAAGAGGGGTGGAGATAGTGAAGTAATCAAGATTGTTGAAAGAGTACACGGTAAACGTGTTTACCGCGAATTCCAGCCCGATTATCACTTCTTCCTCTCTGATCCCCGAGGTTTGCATAAATCTATTTACGGCGATGCCGTGAAGAAGATTATGCCACGGACTTTTATTGAAAAACAAAAGTTAATGAAGACGTTGTCTAGCAACGTCAAGCGATGGGAATCGGATGTTGATCCTATCTTTCGCTGCATTGAACAGAACTACCAACATGCTGACGCCCCGCAACCTAACGTCGCATTCTTCGACATTGAAACCAGCTTTGATAAAGAGTCGGGTTGGTCAGAAGCATCGGATGCCAACAATTTTATCACATCCATATCTGTACACTTACAATGGATAGATGAAATTATCTGCCTGGCACTCCCGCCCGAAACACTATCGGCTGAAGAGGCGCAAGCCATAGCCGACGAAGTTGGAAATGTGGTGCTGTTCAAGACAGAAGGAGAAATGCTACAGGCATTTATTGATGTCATTGAAGATGCTGATATCCTAAGCGGCTGGAATAGCGAGGCATATGATATACCATATGTTGTTAATCGTATTAAGAAAGTTCTCGGTAAACACGAAACAAGAAAACTCTGCCTATGGGACCAAGAGCCTAGAGTTAGAGAATTTGATCGTGGCGGCAAATCACAAAACACATATGACTTAATAGGACGCATACACGTAGATTATCTTCAGCTATACAAGAAGTATAACTACGAAGAACGTCACAGCTATGCGTTGAACGCAATTTCTGAAATTGAACTCGGAGAACAGAAGATCCAATACGAAGGTACATTGGATGAACTATATAACGACGACTTTAAGAAATTTCTAGAATACAACATTCAGGATACACGACTACTAGACAGGCTCGACAAGAAGCTAGACTTCATTAGCCTTGCAAACTCAATTGCACATTCGAGCTGTGTTCTTATTCAGACCACAATGGGCGCGGTTGCAGTTACCGACCAAAACGTACTAATGGAAGCACATAGTCGTAACATGGTATGTCCCGATAAGAAGCGTGGGCATGATGATTCAGCAGTCAGGGCAGCAGGAGGTTGGGTTGCAACTCCGCGTAAAGGACTTCACAAATGGGTCGCGTCAACCGACATGAAGTCACTGTATCCGTCAGTTATTAGAACGCTCAACATGAGCCCAGAAATGATTGTGGGGCAAATTAGGCTTGATCGTACAAATCAGGCAATCGCTGACTGGGAGACCAAGGGTGGAAAGTATACATTTGCCTCATGGTGGAACGATAGATTCAATGTACTAGAGATGGAAGATTTCTACAATAAGGATATTGCAAATAAGCTAATACTTGACATGGAGGATGGTCAGACATTTGAGGTTACAGGTAAGGAGTTACACGACCTAATCTTCGAAAGTGGGCAACCCTGGTGTATCAGTGCTAATGGTACAATCTTTAAAACTGATACAGACGGTGTAGTTCCGGCGCTACTATCAAGATGGTACAGCGAGCGTAAGACACTGCAAGGTATCATGACAAATTATCAGGATATTGAAGATAATTCTAAAATTGAAGGCATTAAGGTTCCCGAAGATTTGTTTACAAATGCTGATATAAGTGATGTCGAAGGCAAGGCTAACCCCTACCACGAATCAGAAGCATACAAGCCTAAAAAGCTAAAGGAAATAATCAACGAAGGGCATAAAAAGCGTGTTGCCCAGTACATGAATCAACACAATCTAATGGTCAAGGATGGTAAGGCTATCCATAGAGATCAGAAGGATCTGAAGAGAATTATCGGATTCTGGGATAAGAGACAGCTAGTAAAGAAGATCAACTTAAACTCAGCATACGGCGCTTTGTTGAATGCTGGTAGTCGATTCTTCGATCAGAGGCTAGGTCAGTCTACTACGTTAACTGGTAGAACCATTACCAAGCATATGGCTGCTAAGACCAACGAGATGATTGCTGGCAAATACGACCACTATGGCGAAGCAATTGTTTACGGCGATACAGACTCCTGCTACTTCAGCGCATATCCTATTCTTAAAGATGAGATTGAGCGCGGCGAAGTAGAGTGGACTAAGGAAAGCATAATCGATATGTATAACGGGTTAGCAAAAGCCGTTTCGGCTACCTTCCCTGAATTCTTGTTGCAGAATCTTAATGTTCCACTAAAGAGATCTACGGGTGTTATTGCTAGCTCACGTGAAACAGTTTCTGAAAGCGGAATCTGGATGGTTAAGAAACGCTATGCTTGCCTTATGTTTGATAAGGACGGCATTAGACTCGACCTCGGCGGAAAGCCCGGTAAGGTTAAGGCCATGGGTTTAGATTTGAAGCGTGCTGATACTCCTAAGTTTGTTCAAGCATTCTTGTCTGAGATTTTACTTGACACATTATGCGGTAAGGGCGAAAATGCAGTTATCGAGAAGATTAGATTGTTCAAGGAAAAGTTCGAAGATATGAAGCCGTGGCAGCAAGGTACTCCGCGTGCAGTTAATAAATTAAGTCACTATAGAGACAAGCTCGAAGATGCAGGATTTAAGAAATTAAAAGGTGTCGAGGTTGGCAACTTGCATGTACCCGGCCACGTAACAGCAAGTCTTGCATGGAATAATCTAAAAGAGGTACACCGTGATCAACATGCAATGCGTATCATCGACGGACAAAAGATTATTGTTTGTAAATTGAAGCAGACTACAGATAACAAGCTAACAAGTATAGCATATCCTGTGGACGAAGTTCACTTGCCGGAATGGTTTCTAAACTTACCATTCGACAGCGAAGATATGATGGCTGGCATTGTCGACAAGAAAGTAGAGAACCTGCTGGGTGTCCTAAACTGGGACCTTAGTAGAACCAATAAGGAACATGCACATTTGGAGACTCTCTTTGACTTCAGTGCTATGTGAATATTGACTTTGCACAAGAATATCTATACAATATAAACAAAGGGAGATTAAATTATGTTATTGGACTCATTTAAAGATATTGTGAAGCACACAGCAGGCCTAGGCTTCATTGATATGGTAAAGATTGTAGGCACTGTAAACGATGCGAAGATCGAAGCAATTGACGCTGACAAAACTGTTGTTATTTTTGGCAGCATGTATCAACCTATTGCAGGTATTGATACAACAGTAGGTCTATCGCACATTGCAGTTCTTAAGGGTTACATGGATTTTCCATTGTTCTCCGGTGATAAGGCAACAACAAGTATTGTTACAGAACTACGTGGTGGTGCTACAGTACCTACCGAAATTAACTTTGACAGTGGCCTTGGGCATAAGTCAAACTTCCGCTTTATGAGCGAGACAATGGTTAATGAACAAATCAAGGTTCCGCCTTTTAAGGGTGCAACATGGAATCTAACTATTAGCCCAGAGAAGAGAAAGATTGCTGAACTTGCATACTTCCAGGGCGTACTCGGTGGTTTCGAGAAGAGGTTTGTTGTAACTGTTGATAAGGGTGTACTAAACTTTAATGTTGGCGATGGTCCGACAAACAGAACAGTTGTACCATTTGCGGAAAATGTTACAGGTACAATGAAGCATCAATGGTCCTGGCCTTTAACACAGGTATTGGGTATCCTAAAGCTTAGTGATACAGCATCGAGCACTGTTATGAACTTCTCTGATATGGGTGCATTGAAGATTGACATTGATAGCGGCATCGGCAAGTATTCCTATATTCTTCCTGCAGGCAAGGCCTAAGATCTAAATACAATATGACAACAAATAGAGTAGACTTTACAGAAAGGCACGTTGCCGGCGGTTGGGCAAAGT